ATTCACGAAGTCACTCATGTCGATTCGGCCATACACAAGGGCAGTGTCGCCATTTGCATCGACATCAAATTGTAGTCGGTCTCGTAGAATTAGGTCTCGGTTTGCTTTCGCCATGTTTCATCTATTGTCGGTTGTAGTCTTTAGTAGTAGTTCATCACTCCCACCCTTAATCCATGTCGCTCATGGACGGGGTATAGGTACGCAGTACCTCTTCCATGTCCACATTCACACCATTTCAATCATTCATACCGAAAGAATACATATACGGCGCCGGACCTGGGCTGGTTTATGGGGTATAAATCCATCAAAAACGAGGAGCCAAAGCGATTGCCAATTTGGAAGCACATCAACTTTCGACGCAGGAAATTTTACGAACATATTGAGAAGTGTGGTATTCTGAAGAATGCTCGTGATCCATGGCAGGAGGTACGCCTGGTTCAAGACGAAATTGAATACTCAAATTTGGACCTCGACTTTGTATGGTCCGACACGCCAACCATCCAAATTCATCACGCTTGCACCTGGGTCGATTGTCCCTGGTCCTGGAAGTCCACCATCGAATTCAGCACCAACATTGAGAATGTCTTGTATGAATCTCCGGTGGTGGAAGAATGATTGATGTCATTGAATGTCCATTTTGCTCAGCAAAAATACGACGCCTGGGTTTCCCTACGCAATTGTTCATCTCTCGATTCGTTGCTCACATCAATCATGCTCACGGAAAAGATTCCAGGAGAGAAGAAGAATGACCACTATCAAGGACAATCTTTCTGAGGCTGTGTGTTTGATGTGTGGGCATGTGGACTACGAACCGACATGGCGAAGTGGCAATTGTACCTCATTGCTGGAGAATCCCGAGAAAATGCAAGGACGAGCACCGATTGTGTGGTTCTGTGTTGATTGTGCGTGGTGGAAGCAATGAGTCGCCCCAGGTCGCACGACCCCGCTCAAAAATTTACCATTTCGATACCACGCTCGTTGAATCGACGCCTGGAATCTCAGTTGACTTACACGATGTCGAGGTCCGCCTGGATCGCTGGCGCAATCAAAGACAAATTGAATGGCAACGATAACACCGGTTTGCGTTTGTCTGAGGCAAACCTGGAATCCCTGGTCGCCAGGGCGCTTCGAATGACCAATGTTCATACGGCTGAGCACCAAATGCTGTTGACCGTGTACGATTTTGTTCGGAAACCGGAATGACGCATTCCGGAAAAAAACTCAAAATAGCTATTTTTTTTGCGGTAATTCGGTAATACCAGGAGCCGGATTCCGGTAAATCAAATCAGCGTGACCAATTGCGGGAATTGAAGCAAGACGATGAGATAGAGCAATCGCTCACACCAAACAATCCGCTCATTTTGTTCTTGATCTACAGGGGCAAGTGGAATGCTCATGTCAATCAAAACATCAGAGTGTTGCCATTGTCGGCCAATTTGCGTGGAGGTTGCTGAGGTCGGATTGGCCCAGACACAAGACCAGGGTTCAAATCGAACCGTACCCAATCGGGAATATCGCCTTTGACTGCGTCGAATGCTCCAAACGCAGTGTCAAACGGTTGCATGGTACGACCACGAGATAGATATCCACGCACATTACCGGTGCTCAGCATCTTTTCACTGTCGGTTGACGAGTATGGGAGAAAGAAGTCTGCCAGGGCGTTACCTCGCAGCATGCGTTCGGGGCGAATTCCACCGAATTTCCACATTGGGAAAATTTGTCCAACATTGCCCGATGGTGGAATGGTTCTGCCTTGGCTCATCAAATTGATACCTTGGGCTATGGATCTCTCACGCAAAACACCAAGTCCATACGAAACAAGACTTGCTTTTTTGTTGTCGCAAGCCACATAAAACGAGAATGCCAGGTTAGTCACTGATGCTGCGGGAGCACCATGGACCAAGCCTGTAACATAGAGCGCAGGCGTGTAAAACGAGAATGTCGGTTGAGCGCCTAAGAATTGGTTTGGAAAATCTGTGAAGGTACCATACTTGGTCAAGTCGTAACTTGTCCAAATGGACTTCATCAGTACCTTGTTATCGCCTGCCATTGGCCCTCGGCTGTCTCTCAGTGGAGTCAATTTCATCGTTGAGTATATCACAGGGTAAGGAGTCACAAACCATTCGATAATGAGGTTGTCACTGTCCGTCTCTGGAATGGCATCTTGGAACATATCCATTTGGAAAATTTGATGCCTGGATCCAGACTTCAAATTGATGCGCTTTTGGACAATACCCAATCCATTGCTATCAAGAGACACACTTGTCTCAATGGTTTCTCTGATTTCAGTTACTGCCATTACTTCTTCACCTTACCTTTTGCCTCTTTACGAGCGGCTGCTGCACAACGCTTGAAACCGTTCTTAGCCCACTTGCCGTTCTTGAGTTTGTACTTGGATTCAAGTGATTTGAAGGCTTTACTATACCTCTTGTGATATGCCGATGGCTTGCGCTTGCGCTTCTTTGGCGCTGCTGGAGCAGCACTCACGGCTTCAGTAGCCATCGATGCGTCGGTTGGCATCACTTGTGTGAGGACTTCGCCTTCTTTGATGTATATTTGGAAGGCTGGCGTCCCACTGAGCAAATACGCTTGATAGGCAGGGATGGCAATCATGTCAACAGGGAACACGGTTTCTTGGTCACCAAGAATAAATCCTCCAATAGCACCCAAAGTAGCACCAGCCAAAGTACCAGCAACCGGCACAGCCGAGCCAAGTCTTGCGCCGACCTTGGAAAACTTGTAGGCGTTGGCTGCTCGTTCCATCAAGCGCTCGGGGTTGTCGAGTTCGTCACGTGGATCTGTTGTGTAGAACTTACCGTCTTTGTCGTATGGCACTCGGGCCACCTCACAAGTCCTGGGCTTGTGTTAGCATCTCGGTCATGTCTGCTTCGTTGAGTTTGATAGGCTCTCCAATAACCATGATGTCGATTTCAAGAGTAATGTTCGAAAACTGAGTAATGTCGTTTGCACACACACCGACCAACAAGTCCGAGACCACATTGTAACCATCTGGGTGAAGGTCTGGAGTTCCAAAAAGAACCCATTGGTTTGCGAAGTTTTCATCAGCAGCACCACCGTTATCACGCACTGTTGTCAACTCAAACACAGAGATGACATCGGGGGAAGCGATACCAACATCGTAGGCGTTTTCGTATGCTGTGGTAGTGGTGAAGAGTTTGAGGGAGCCGAAAGACTCGCTTCCAAGGGACATTAGAGGATTGAAGACACCTGTAACACCGGATGCGGTTGGATCACGAACCTGGTATCGCACTTCTTTGACTGCGAATCCTTCTCTTTTTACAACATTCACGAAGTCACTCATGTCGATTCGGCCATACACAAGGGCAGTGTCGCCATTTGCATCGACATCAAATTGTAGTCGGTCTCGTAGAATTAGGTCTCGGTTTGCTTTCGCCATGTTTCATCT